TGAGACATATTTCTTCATTTATTTTTACCTCTCCGCTATTCTTCAATAGATGAAGATCTGGAAGATCCAAAGCATCGACTATTGGAGTAATAGCGTCTTCACGACTACTATTTTTCAAGTTTCCGTCGTGGTTTCCGAGAATAATATAGGTTGGCGCGATATTAGCCAGATTGCTAAAGAAATCAGAACACATCTCTACAAATTCTGGACTAATTTGTGTTTTCGTGTGTGCGATGTCGCCGCAATGAATAATGTAGTCTGGCTTCTCCTTTTTCAAAATGGCATATAGTTTGTCGAAGACAATTTTGTATT